TCTGTACTGGGACAAAAAATTACCTGCAAATACAAGTTATGTTATTAGAGTAAAAGGTTTCCTTGATGCAGCTAATGAGCTGATTGATGAAGAGCAGGTTTTATTTACAAAAACAGATGACGCAACACCGTCATCATTCTCTTCTATCAGAGTGCCTGAAATACAAGAGATACTAATTGAAGATCATTCAATTAGAGCAGATGCATACACAAGCATGCACGTAGTTGCTAAAAATCCTAACTTTTTTATTAAATCAATTGATCCTCAAAATGGAGATTTTTATTTAGATAATGATTATAATAACGGAAGAGTTGTTATAAGTTTTAATGCTAGACCAGCATCAAACTTTTTAAATAAAAACTATTTTAAAATACAAAGAAAAAGAATACAAAGAACTCCAATTAGGTGGCAGAATCTAGAACCTGAAATTTCTACTCACTCTTGGAAGCCTGATGTTTATGTAGATTTTCCATCCACAGATGCAACACCCTCTTACTTTGCTACTGGAGCTACTTATTTTGAAAATGATTATAAATATAGAATTATAGTTTCAAAAGACATTGGCATATAATAATGGCTAATTTAATATATGGGAAAGCTAAACAATCATTATTAAATGGTCAAATAAATGTTTCTTCTCAAGTTTTAAAAATACTTTTTGTAGACAGCACTTATACTCTTTCTCAAAACGCGCACCAATTTGTTTCAGATATCCCATCTTCCTCCATAAAAACAAGATCTGCCGCATTAGTTAATGTACAAAATGTTTTAGGGGTTTTAGATGCCAATGACATAAACATCACCAATTATCCAGGTTATGCTTTCAATGCACTCATACTGTATGTAGACAGTGGAGCAGATGCTACCTCAAGATTGATAGCATATATAGATACTGCAACAGGAGTACCTTTTGCAGGTATAAGTACACAAGTTAACATTACTATAGTATGGAGTAACGATTCAAATAAAATTATATCTTTGTAAAGGTTTATAATGGCTACAAATTATCCAAATTCTTTAGACGTTTTGCAGAATCCTTCAGCAACTGACACTCTAGATTCTGTAACGGTTCCACACCATTTGCAGCATGCTAACGCTAATGACGCCATAGAGGCGATACAGACAGTATTGGGTTTTAATCCAGCAGGGTCTTACTTAACAGTTAAGGATAGAATATCTGCATCAGAGAGTCTAAACGGATTAACTAACGTTACTATTACATCTGTTGCAACAGGAAATGTCCTGAGATATAACGGCTCTAAATGGGTCAATTACCCTGAAATAAACTTAACCGACGGAGGAAATTACTAAAATGGCTAATACAATCAGAATTAAAAGAAGAGCCTCAGGAGGATCAGCCGGTGCGCCATCCTCTCTCGAAAATGCAGAACTTGCTTACAATGAAGTTGATGACATTCTGTATTATGGTAAAGGAACTGGTGGTGCAGGTGGCACGGCAACGACCATTCCAGCTATAGCTGGATCTGGTGCATTTGCTACATTAACTAGCACTCAAACAATTTCTGGAAATAAAACATTCTCTGGCACTGTAGCACTAGGTGCTTCTGCAACCGCAACTACAAAGTCAGCTAACAATAACTCAACATCAGTAGCTACTACTGCATATGTAGACTCAGCAGTTTCTGCCGTCAGTGGATTTAGTGGATTAACTTTTGCTGGTGATAGTGGAACGACTCAAAACATAGCCAGTGGTGACACCTTAACTGTTTCTGGTGGAGTTGGCTTAAGTTCAACAGCTTCTGCAACAGATACAGTTACGATTAATCTTGACAATACTTCAGTTTCAGCTGGATCATACGGTTCTGCTAGTGCAATCCCAACCTTTACGGTTGACGCTCAAGGTCGTTTGACCGCAGCTGGAACAGCTGCTATATCTACTTCATTTACGGTAGATGCAGATAGTGGTTCAGATTTAACAATTTCTGGTGGAGATACCTTTAGAGTAGTTGGTGGCACAGGATTGACATCAACAGCTTCTGCAGTTGACACGCTAACTTTAGACCTTGACAATACTGCAGTAACTGCTGGATCTTATGGTTCAGCTACAGCAGTATCAACCTTTACAGTAGATGCCCAAGGTCGCTTGACCGCAGCTGGAACAGCAAATATTTCAATTGCAGCAAGTGCAATTACAGACTTTGCAGAAGCAGCACAAGATGCAGTTGGAAATGCAGTTGGAACAGGCCTTACCTACACTGATGCTACAGGTGCAATTTCAGTAACGGCAAATACCTATGATGCGTACGGTTCAGCTTCAACAGTTGCAGGTAATCTAACGACTCATACATCAGCAACAGAAGCACATGGTGCAACTGGTGCGGTAGTTGGAACTACGAACACTCAAACACTTACCAACAAGACACTTACTAGCCCAGTAATAACTGGAGCAGTATTCAATGATGGTTCGGTAGTCTTTGAAGGTGCAACTGCTGATGCCCATGAGACAACACTTGCTGTCACAGATCCAACCGCAGATAGAACAATCACACTTCCAGATGCAACTGGTACTGTGGCACTTACGGAAAATAAGCTTTCAGCTTTTGCAGCAACATCTTCAGCAGAACTTGCTGGAGTCCTTTCAGATGAAACTGGTACTGGAGCATTAGTATTTGCTAATACGCCAACTCTTGTAACACCAAACATTGGTGCTGCTACTGGTACATCCCTTGTTCTTTCGGGTGATCTAACAGTTAACGGTACAACAACTACAATTAACTCAACTACAATCACGGTTGATGATAAGAACATCGAGCTTGGTTCAGTCGCAAGCCCAACAGACGCAGGTGCTGATGGTGGTGGTCTTACCCTTAGGGGCGCAACAGACAAGACCTTTAACTGGGTTGATGCAACTGACGCATGGACTTCATCTGAAAACATGAACCTTCTAACCGGAAAAGTATATGAAATCAATGGAACTTCTGTTCTTAGTGGATCTACTCTTGGTTCAGGAGTAACGGCATCAAGCCTTACTTCAGTTGGAACAATCGCAACTGGAACATGGCAAGGCACTGCTGTAGGGGTTGCCTACGGTGGAACTGGCTCTACGACCGCCTCAGGAGCTCGTACAGCCCTTGGAGTAGCAATTGGTTCTGACGTACAGGCCTACAACTCTACACTCGCTGCAGTGGCTGGTGGCACGTATACTGGCGATGACAGTATCACAACCCTTGGAACAATTTCTGCAGGTACTTGGAATGGCACAGCAGTAGCTATAGCTTATGGTGGTACTGGTGCTACAACTGATTCAGGAGCCCGTACGGCCCTTGGATTAGCCATTGGAACTAACGTACAAGCTTACAGCTCAGTATTGGACAACGTAGCTGCTGGTAACTATGTCCTTGACGGTGGCACATTCTAAAGCTATAATATAGAATATATATAGTTTTAATTTTAAAACACATATTTGACTTAAGGCAATAGATGGCAAATACAATTAAACTTAAACGTACAAGCACACCATCTTCAACGCCTTCATCTTTAGAATATGGCGAATTAGCAATCAACTATGCTGATGGAAAACTATTTTATAAAAACAGTTCAAACAACGTAGTAGAGTTTACAAGTGCAGTAAACCTTGCAGGAACAGTTTACAACGCCACAATAGGTGATGGAACTAGTACTTCATTTGTACTGACTCATAACTTTGGTAGCAGAGATGTAAGTGTTACTGTTAGAGAAGCTGCTTCTCCATATGGTTTAATTTTAACATCATGGGAAGCCACTTCTAGCAATATTATAACCGTTTATTTTGATTCTCCACCATCCGCTAGCTCGGTCAGGGTATCAGTCTATATAGCGACGGCAGGAGTCCAGCAGGGCCCTACTGGACCTTCTGGGATAGTAGTTCAAGCTACAGCTCCTATTGACACTAGTATCATTTGGGCAGACACGGCAACTACTGGTTCTGTTGGCCCTACTGGGCCAACAGGTCCAACTGGCCCTACAGGAGCTGCTTCTACGGTAGCTGGCCCAACAGGTCCTACAGGCCCTACTGGTCCTACAGGCCCTACCGGTTCAGCCGCTACTATAACAGTAGGAACTACAACAACAGGCGCAGCTGGATCTTCAGCCTCTGTTACCAATGTCGGTTCATCAAGTGCTGCTACATTTAACTTCTTAGTACCAGCAGGTGCGACTGGAGCCACTGGCCCTACAGGGCCAACTGGGCCAACAGGACCTTCTGGGAGCATAGGTACTGTAACATTAGATGACTTGTCTGATACTGTCATTACAAGTCCTTCAACTGCTCAAATTTTAAGATACAACGGAACTAATTGGGTCAATGCGGCAACAACTAATATTACCTCACTAGGTACGATAGTCACAGGAACTTGGAATGGAACATTACTAGGTCCTACTTATGGTGGTACTGGAGTTAATAATGGTTCAAATACTATTACTTTAGCTGGAAATTTTGTTACTTCTGGAGCAAACTCGTTAACCCTAACAACAACTGGGACCACTAGCGTAACTCTGCCAACAAGTGGTACACTTGTTAATACAGCAGTAACAACCCTATCTTCACTTACATCAGTCGGAACTTTAAGTAGTTTAACGGTTACCAATAATGTAACAGCTGCTCAATTTTATGGTAGAGCTAGAGATACAGAAATTAGATTTTTCATGGAGGTCATCTAAATGGCAATTACACAAAAACGACTTGCTGGTCCCGCACAGTTAACGGCATCTTCTGCCATTTACTATACAGTTCCGATCAGCACTACTACAATCGTTAAACAAATAATTTTAACTAATACAACAGCATCCGCAAAAACTGTTACGGTTAGATTAAAGCCATTAGGAGTAGCTGAAGCAGCAACTCATGATATCATTAGCGCAATGTCGCTTGCGGCAAATGAATCAATGTCCTTCAACTGTTCATTAGTCTTAAACAACAATGGATCAACAGCAAATGCTACAAATAGTGATCAATTAGCTGCTCTTTGTAGTTCTGCTACTTCTGTTAACATAACTGTGGTTGGAATAGAAGAAACATAAAATGTCGGGATTAGTTAGATATGGGGCACCTAGTGCGATGGCATCGTTCATCGACTCTCCGGACCCTGTATACGGGACAGGGATGGATGGTTCTGTCACTCTTGATGGCACCACAACCATTCTTTCCATGGCCCCCTCATCATCGGTTTACACAATGACTCGAGACATTTATTGCTACAACCTGACCATCAATGCAAGCGTAACACTCAAGACTGCTGGCTACAGACTATTTGTTAAGAATATCCTTACGCTCAATGCATCGTCCGTTATTGGTTTTACTACTGGCTTTTCAACATCAGGATCCATTGCTCAAGGCGGAGCAGCAAATACGCCCGTCACAAACAGTCTTGGTGGTGCATCATCAACACAGACAGCTACAGCACCTATTGCTGGTCTTGGTAGTTCAAACTACTACGACGTTCCATGGCAAGCGATCAAAGGTTATGCAGTCAGTGCAACAACAACCACGCCAACGTTTCTTCGCGGGGGTGCAGGCGGAACATCACAAGAAGGTGGAGGTGTTGTCATTGTTGCTGCAAGATACATCACTCCTCCTACATCTGGATCTGCAACTATCTCCGCTAATGCAACATCGCCAGCAGGTGGTGGAGTGGTAATTGTGATTAGTTCTTCTGCCGCTCTTCCAGCTGGAGTGACCACTTCCGTTACAGGGAATGCATCGGGAACTTCTAAATACCTTCAACTGGTGTGATATGGCTGGCCTGGAAAGATACAATAAACAAACATTAGTACAAAGAATTGGTAATGATTCTGTTTATGGAACAGGAACTGATGGCACTGTTACTATTGCTAGCAATACTACATTAACAAGGGATATGTATTATAGCAACTTAACTGTTAACTCAGGAGTTATGTTAAATACTTCAGGTTTTAGAATATTTGTTCAAGATACGCTAACACTAAATGGAGGAATAGGTATAGGGACTTTAAGCGGAAGTACAGTAGGTGAGCCATCTGGAACCGTATCAAATGGAACTAATTCTGGAACTAGTAACTCAACATCGTTAACATATTCCGTTGGTGGTGCAGGAGGCGGAGGATCTTCTTCAAGCGCTACACAGCTTCCAGAAACCTATAGAACAAATATAGAATTTTTATTATTTGGCTCAGTGGCTGATCCATCTACGCAATCTTTTATCTCAGTAAAAGGTGGCTCAGCAGGTACAACTGGAACCACTGGAGCAAACGCACCAATATATGCACCAAATAGTTGGCCTGGAATCGGCGGTGCAGCCGGCACAAACGGAACGTATGCCCCCAATGCTACAACTGTAAACGCAGCTGGAGGCAGAGGAAACACTGGATATCCAGGGACAAAAACGGGAGCAACAGTTGGCCCTGGTGGAGCTGGTGGAGCTGGTGGAGCTGGTGGCGGTGTTGTCCTTATTGCAGCTAAAACTATTACAGGATCAGGAAAAGTAATTAGTATTGGAATCAGCGGTGCTACTGGATCTTCTGGAACTGCAGGAACTGGAGGTTCAGCAGGTCCGGCAAAAACTGCTTACGCTTCAACTACACAAAGAGGAACTTCTGGTTCTGACTTAGTTGATGGTCACCAGGCTCCACAAATATCTCATGCAAATGCAAATTCTGGAGCACATGGAGCATATGACACTCATAACCATGGTCATATTCCCCACCATGGCCATGGAGATTACGCAATTCATCATATAGCTTTGGTGGGAAGAAACTTTCATTCTCACAGTTACGCATATGATATTGGCTACAAAGGTATTCACACGCACGCTCACGCAGGACATACTCATCCAGGCCATCAGTATGGACACAATCACCATTACCAACATGCAGACGGCGGTCACCATGGAGACAATGTAAATCAAAACCATTATGTTTATGGGCATTCCCATCCAGGTCACTTTGGTCACTATCACGTAAGTAATAACCATGGAAACATTCATGGAACTGGACCCCATCACAATCATGAGCCTCATATAGGTCACACCAATTCTCATACTACCCAAAACTGGACACACGTACCAGCTAATGCTGGGTCTCACGTTGCTCCCAGTGTATATAGCGGAGGAGCTGGTGGCGACGGAGGTGCTGGAGCTCCAGCTGTAACCGGAAGCCCAGGTAAGCGTGGAGGAGCTGGTGGTGGCGGTGGTTCAATTATAGTAACAGATGCCTCTCTCCCAGTTGGTATTACTATAGACGTTAGATCAGGCCTCACTGCAGATTCAGATAACTATGCTGCCTCAAGTGGATATTCATATGTTATACTAAACTTATAAAATAGGAGAAAAAAAATGTCTTTTTTAAATTCATTAACAGAAGAACAAAAAAACGCAATTCTTGAAGAAGTAAAAGCTTCAAAATCAAGAGATATATATAGACTATGTGCTATCTTGGGTATAGATTCTGATACATTTGATCCAGAGGATTATGTGTCTCCATCTCCAGTAGTTCAACATGAAACAATCATGTTAGAACAAGCTTGCAAGGCTTATATGGCGGTTGCTTCTAAATTAGAGGATTAATGTGAATAGAATTGTATATTCTCCTTCTGAAGAATATAAAAAAGAAGCAGAATCTATTGCCGTTCAAACCGGTCTTCCAATACTTTATGGTGAAAACGAACATACTAAATCTTTAAATTTTGATAGAAATATTGTTCAGGTTATTTTTATTCCAAAAGAAAGATTCTTGGGTTTTCCCAAAAAAGTAAGAAAGATGTTTGCTTGTCCAGTAGGTTATGAAAATGATTGGATAAACTTAGATCCACAGGTAGAGTGCTGGGCTTCAATAGATGATTTAAACATTAAAGCAAAAATGTCTTTTATGGAACAACACTTTGTTAGATATATAATTAGATTTCCTAAAAATGGAAATTGGACTATTAAAATTATAAAAGACAACAACATATTAGACAGTGGAGAGATTGAAGTTGTCAACTGAAAAAATAATAACATCTTTAGCACCTGGAATTGTGTTATATGAAAATATCTTTAATGCAGATAAGTTTATAGAAGAGTTAGAAAAAGAATGCAGTGCTCCAGAAGGAGCCGTTTATTGGGACGCTTCCCTTACTGGTTCTGGTAACTATTCTGAATACAGAAGCTCTATATCTTGTGATATTTCTCTTATCATGGACCCTAAAAACACCCACAGATTATATCCACTTTTTAAAGATTCTATTTATCAAAAAATAGATGAATGTGTAAAAGACTATGGTTTAGAATTTAATATTAATTCTTTTATTCATGAGCCGATGAGCGTTCTTAAGTATTTAAATGGCGCTCAATATAGAGCACATAGCGATTCAGATACTAAATCAAACATTATTAGAGTATTCTCAATGGTAGCTTGCTTAAAGAATGATTCTACTGGAGGACAGTTAGAGTTTCCATATTTTGATTTAAGCATAAAGTTGAATGAAGGAAGTGTTATCTTTTTTCCTTCCAACTATCCGTACTTACATATAGCAAGACCAGTTGTTGACGGAACTAAGTATTCTCTGGTAACATGGTATTTATGATGACTCAAAACGAAAATTTTAAAATAACTATAATTGGTTCTGGTACAGCTGGATTTATATCAGCCCTAATGTTAAAAAGAGCTTTTCCAAATTGTGAAATAACAATTTTATCTTCTTCAAAAATAGGCATAATTGGCGTTGGAGAAGGAAGCACAGAGCATTGGCGAGAGTTTATGAAAATCTGTGACATCCCAACCGATGAACTATTAATATCAACTGAGGCAACTCACAAGTATGGTATAAGGTTTGAAAATTGGAATACTGAGATTCCAGATTATTTCCATAGCATCAATGGAGAAGATCAACTTTGGTCGTTCTCATCCTATCCAACATATATGGGTTTTATAGAAAAGGGAAAACTATTAACTCATCAAACAGCATCTGTTGGATTACACAGTAATAAAATTAGAAGACTAGGTCTTCACGAAAATACAAATCAATTTCATTTTGATACGTTTAAATTAAATCAGTATTTTTCTCAACTTTGTTTTGAAAGAATGATTAAGATAATTGACGCAGAAGTAAAAGATGTAAATTTAGATGAAAAAAATGGAAATATTACATCAGTAAAAACACAAGATGGAAATGAAATACAATCAGACTTTTGGATTGATGCTTCAGGATTCTCCAGAGTTTTGATGAATTCACTACAGAATACCGAATGGGTTTCTTTTAAGGATTATTTGCTATGCGATTCAGCAATAGCTTTTCCAACACAGTCTGATCCAAATGGAGAAATAAGACCATACACAAGAGCTAGAGCAGCATCGTCTGGTTGGATGTGGGAGATTCCAACGCAAAGCAGAAGAGGTAACGGATACGTATTTAGCTCTAAGTTCTTATCTGAAGAAGAAGCTGTAGAAGAAGCAGAAAAAATGATTGGTGCAAAAATACCTAATCATAGAATAATAAGATTTGACGCAGGGTATTTAAAAAAATCTTGGGTTAAAAACTGTTGCGCAGTTGGCCTTTCTTCAAGTTTTGTTGAGCCATTAGAGGCATCTAGTATAGGATCAACAATCCAGCAGATGAGATGGCTAATACCATCTCTTGCAGCATACACTCCAGAATCAACCGCAATGCACAAAAAATACAATGCAGACATGGAAGCAATGATGCTTAACATACTTGATATGGTTAGACTTCATTACATTTCTGATAGAAGAGATACTCCATTCTGGAGAGAAATGGCAAACATGCCAATTCCAGAAGGTCTGCAAAACTTGCTTGACTTATGGTCAGAGCGTCCTCCAAACAGAAATGACATACCAACAAATAGTGGGCAGTTATTTGCTTCCGCTCATTTTATTCACGTAGCACAGGGTCAAAATGTATTAAATAGAAATAGTGCTGGCCTTTCTTTGCGAAGATTGAACTTGCATGGCATAGTAAAGAACTCAATGAGTCAGACTAATTCAAATAGACATAACCACGAACTTGTAGATCATGCTGAGGCATTAAGAGAGATAGAGAATTATGCATAAGCATTACGGGCAAACTAAGAAGCCAAAACCGGGAGAAATAATTATAACTCCACACGATAATAGACTGTTAGAAATGCCGCCTATTGTAAATAATCCAGCTTCTCTTCCGAAATGGTTTAGACTCATACCAAAAGGCAAATCAGTTAGACGCTGTGCTGGTGTAATGGACTATTTATCAATTGGGGTCACAGTTCCTGCATGGACAAATATTTATTTAGAGCCAAGTCCTGATTCAGATTCTAAATGGAATCTTATGATGGAGAATATTCCATTTTCTCAATTTCAATTTACAAATGAACCTTTTCCGTTTGAGTCTACCGGCAAATGTCCAATGTCAGAAGTAAGAGATGTTCAGGACGGCTATTATCCAAAGATAGTTAATCCATGGCTATTTAGAACAGCGCCAGGTTGGTCAACTTTAGTTCTTCCAGTTATGTATGAGCCAAATAAAAACTTTCATGTGATACCAGCTGTCGTAAATACTGATTTTTATCACAACTTAAATTGTGTGTTAAATATTACTGGTAATTCATCATTTAAGATTGAATACGGAACACCCTTAATGCATCTAATTCCATTTAAAAGAAGTGAAGATATTTCAAAAATTACATTTGAAGATGATTCAATGTATAAGATGTATCACGCAAGAGGATATGGAAATGGTTCTTTATTCCCAATAGGTTCTACCTCTGCTGCATATAGAAGAGCAACAAAAGATTTTGATGCGGAACTAGAATCAAACAGTATAAAAAAGAAAAGTTATTTTAGAAGAAAATAAACAATATGACAACTCAAAATCCTCAAGATAAGATTAATTTTTTATCACAAGTAAAACAATCAATATCAATAGAGCTATACAAATACTGTTTACTTGCTGGTTTTGATCCAGAAACATTTGATTACAAAAATTATTCAGAAAAAAATTTAATTGGTATACAATTTAATGAAAATAATCTTTTTTTAAAAAGCCATTGTGAAAAAATGGTTGCAATTGAAAAAAAAATAGAACAACTAAACAGTGAGGAATAATCATGGTTATAGATGAACACAGACTTCTATTAGAGGCCGGACCATTAGAGCTGGGAGTATTCTTTATCCAAAAGTGTATTTTTATTGAAGAGGGAAAGAACGCCAATAGAGGCGGAAGATGCGAAAACCTTTCTTATGGCGGCATAGGAGTAGCAGTAGGTACACCTTACGAAAAAGACTCGTGGGAAACTGGATTGAAGTCAGACTATGACGAAGATTTTTCAGTTCAAACCACTTCAATTGACAAGTGGGGTCATGTGATTTCTCACGTACCTAACTTCTTTATTGACTACCTGCAAATGAAACAGACCGATGCAGATGGCAGTACACTTATTCCAGATCTACAAAAAAATCCTACCCCAATGTCAATGTGGTTAGCAAGATCAATTTACCAATGTTTTAAAATTATGAGAGAATGGTCGTTCATGGTCGAAGAGCCATTTAATAGCGATCATCCCATGGCCATCTATTCAAAGATGGCATTTGATACGCTTGAAGTTCCTCAAGTTATTTTAGACGAGATTGACGCCATGCCTGACATGCACCTTGCCAAGTTTTTAAAGGGTAATGACGACTACAAGATCATTCCAGAACATCCAGCAATGTCACAACAGTTTAAGCAGTGGATTGTTCATACATGTCAAAAGTACCCCGAGTTGACATTTGAACAACAAATTGATAAAGTTTTAGAATAAACAATGCAAAATCTACATTTAACACCTTCTGAGCATAATGCAGAACCTGAAAAAATTGTCACTACAATTGAACAACAGTATGCTCAATGGAGGGCCAGTGAAGCTCTTACTTTTATAAGGGATATTAACAAACAAAATGAAGTAATATCTAAAAATAAACAAAAGAAACGTGAACAATGAATAAGATCTTCAATGCTATAAAAACGATGTCTTCTAAACAATACTGGAATAGTGTTAATACAGTTGAGGCTTGGGGCTTTGCTACAAAAATTGCAATTATCTTCCCAGGTCTTCTTCTTGATAAACAATGGTGGTGGCTATATATTTTTGCCATTATGTCAAGCGTAAGCCTTATCTGGACATCAACCCGCAAGACCTTGCCTACAATTATCCTTTTTAATGTTGCTTGGACAATTCTAGCCAGTTTGTCAATTGTTAAGCACTTTTGGTGGTTTTAAAAATATAAACATGTTACTATAAATATGGATTTGTATTTAAAGCGAGGGTTACATGAGGTACAATGATGCTATAGCCTATAACCAATCTGGGCTTAGTTATTATGGTTCATTAATAATTAATATACAAGGTATATCTAACCCGATAATCATAGGAAATGTTAATGTAATTGAAATTTCTGCAGAAGACTACTCTAATGCTACAACGATTGCTGTAATGTCAATAGATTATACTTCATCTGGCGTTATGACCATACAAGTTAGCTCAAGTCAAGCAGGAGCAGTATATCAAGCGTCTCAGAAATCTGGTGAAATTGCACTAAAGTTAATTTAACACTACTATTATTCTATAATCTGCTTTAATTTGAGGTGTAAATATGTCTATAGGCAACGTTTTAGTTAACGATACTGTTCGTATAAAAGTTAAATTTGTAGACGTTAATCCACAAACTTCTGAGCAAACAGAAATATCTCCAGTATCTGTTACCGTTAACATTACTAATAAAGATGGAAACAGCGTAATAACGCCAAATCCAGGAATTCCAGTACCATCAGGTGGAGCCTCAGAGTGTTATTACGATTTTACACCAACCACTGCAGGCGAATATAGTATTTTATTCTTGGGATATCTATCCGATGGTTCATACGTTAGGGTTACTCAGCAGCTGTATGTTAGTACTACTTCTGTTGAATATAAGCCTACTGTCACTTTAAGAGAAGACGAAATAATTGTATTTGCGCCAGGCCTTTCTCCCTTGTATTTAGACCCAGAGGAGTTATTACCAATTTTTCCAGATGCAACCCTATTAGAGATTGGTGAAATTGTCCATAGATATTCTCATGAGATCAATCAACTATACGGAATCACTACTCTTCCTGGTACAGAGGAAGATCCTTTAGCAAAAATAGTAGCTGTAACAAGCTCTACTTATTCTGTTCTAGAATATATCAGGGCTTCCGTTGCATGTGAGTTAAGCAGGACATATGGTTTTGGTGGGGATGACGAGTTGAGTGTTCAGCTTGGAGATCTACAAATAAGCAACAAAAACGTTCCTAGAGCTACGGTCACAAGAGCAAATGCAACAACTTGGTGCCAAATTGCAGCAGCCTTAAGAAAAGAAATACTAACAAAGAGAGTTGGCCTAAAAGGCGTTCAACCAAAGGGCTTTCCAGTTTCAAGAATATATCAAAGTGGAGGGTCTTTAGATCCGCAAACTGGTGCATTAATTTACATAAATGATAGCAACATATATGGACCAAGAGATATGTATAGGCCTGGAGAAACAAGTGGAGAGTCTGGCGATACAATTCCTGACAGAAATATAAAGAGATATGATTAATGCACAAAAAGTATTTAAAAAAATACTAAGACAATGGGGTTACGATATCCTTTTGCAAAGAAGATTATCTGATGATTTTGTTTATGACGCAGAGATGCAGAGATATACAACTAGATCACACCTACCTAGAAAATTTGCTTTAGCTACAGCACAGCAAGAATTTCCAGAAGGTATATTTGTTAACTCTGATTTATTATATTATTTTGAATCAACAGTAAATCCAAAACCAGGTGATAGAATATATGAAGGTTCTTTTAATCCATTAGAGCCTATGATGATGTATGTAATAGATGACTCCTACCCTGTTAGGGGAAGGCACGGGGAAGTTGCATATTGGGTTGTTGGAGCAACTAAGGAAGTACCTAGCTAATGTTAATTTTAAATGCAGGTGAATCAATAGAGATACCTTTTGTTTATAGATCTGGACATACATATATTGATCCAGACGAAAATATTTATGTCTATTTAAAAAGAGGATATAATACACCAGGACCAATAATAGTTGGCCCACTTAAATATAATATATCACTTATAAATTCAGCGACTCCTTCTTTGAAGCAAAACTTAGATTCAAATACAACTTTAAAAAGATTGTCAACTGGATCTTTTGTTTTAAACATGACTCTTCCAATTAACTTATTTGAAGGAATGTACACGATTCAAATAAGCACTACTGCCGATCAACTAAGTGACTTAAGAGAATTTAACCTACAGTGCAAGGCCCCCATTCAGCAGCCTGATCAGGCATACTCAGTATCTGACAAAAGCATACAAGTAGGAAGTAGGTCACTATATGTAGACATGGGCTATTCTGAAACTAATACTGTTATCTTAATTGGTCACACAAGTGCAATGGAACCTTATTCAATTTATAGAATAACATCGATGCAAGATGGCATCAATGCATTAAGGGCAGATATGGAATCACCACTGCTTAGAGGCTTGCTAGACGCCTACTCGTGCGGAGCAAGAGACATATACATTATGTCAGCTGGATACATGAATGAGTACCAACCTGACGTGTCAAAAAGAAATATAAAAACTTATGCAGATGCTAGTGCAACTCCAAATACGTATTCTTTTTATGAGCTTTATTATGCAAGACTTCAAAAATGTTATGACATAATAAAAGATTATGAGTTCTTAGATATAATAGTACCACTTGAAACTTCTATAGTTTCGACTCAAAATGTTAACTTTGTTAGACAATTAGCAGATCATTGCAATTCAGTACAGTTAGTTACAGGTGAAGTTCAACTTGGAGTTATAGGATCAAGAAGCGTTAATAGTACTGATTCTGACATTAATGAACTTATATCAAAAGATTTTAATCTACTATCTGAGACTACTTCAGATGGATTCATAACTAAAGATACAGGTAAATATATTCTTTTAGTTTATGGAGAATGCATATTCAATCATAAGCAAGTACAAAGAACTTACTCTTCATCCTCAGCAGCGGCCTTTGCCTCTGTGCTGGCTTCTACTAGGGTTGACTATGGTCTAGCTAAGAAGCAAGTCCCTTCTGCATTAGCTGCGGCAAATGGCGGATTGACCTCACTGCAAGCAAAGCAACTGTCAGATATTAAAATAAACTCTATTACTCCAGCACATAGGACTAGAAAAGGAACTCCTTACAACGTTCGAATAAGTGGAGACTTGACAATGTCAATTAGCGAGAACTACGCTGATGCGTCAAACATTAGACTAGTAGCTATGCTCATAGCTGAAATTCAGTCTATGAGCTTTGGTTCTTTAGGTAAGTTTTCCTACGACAAGTTGATAAGAGGCGTTGATGCTCTTCTAATGTCTCTAAAGTCTGGCGACATAATAAGGGATTATGATTTTGACGCATTTGCAGATAAACTAGAAAAAGGAAAGATCTATTTTAATATTTCTTTGACATCAGTTAGGACTTTAAGAAGTATAAGTTTTAATGTAGCCACAGGTAGAGGGGTATAAAATGCCACAGAACGCTTACAGATTTCCTGTAACAGGAATCAATGAGATTAATAATGACAGAAGATTTGGTGCACCACTTCAAGCTTCTGGAAACCTTAGCTACTTAGAATTTATAGCAGTTGTCAAAGCTTTATGGGAAAATGCATACCCAGATATCAAGTTGCAGCCAACATCTGGTGGTCAGTATTCGGAGTATCCTACTATAGTTTATGGCCTTGAAATCAGAAAGACGCACAGCAATGAGCCAAAGCCAAGAACTAGGAATACTCAAAACATTAAAGATGTAATGGTGTTCGGTCAAAGATTCCAGAATGTAGTAAGTTTCACCATAATAACAAAAGCAGATGGAGCAATTGCTGAGAACGAATTAGAAAAAAGATATTCAGGAGCTATAGTAGCAGATAATTTAGCTGAAATATTTGAAGACTTTATGTTAGAGCATACTCCAGTTTTTAAAAGACTAGGGGCAGCAGAACTAGTTTATTCAAGAAGATTGTCAGATTCCGACATAAATAGGGATTCAACAGACGTAGTTAAAAGAAGCATAACCTATATGTTGACTACAGAAAAGCTGATAGCTACAACTGTTGATACAATTGAAAAAATAGCAATAGATGTACGTCGATACATGGCTTATGAGCAGTCCATTCTAGATCAAAGATTCTCTATGGCAACTCCAAACTTTGCTAACACCGAACTAAATATCATAGATTTGCATCAAACTGCCACCCCAAATAGTTAATGTAGTTTGTTTCGATAGCTAGGCTATTACTATATGACTGAAGTAAAATTGTCAAATCGCCGCAATCGGAGGACTTAAATCTAATGGCTTTACCAGGTGTAAAAACTATAATTAAAGATCGCTTTTATAGCATCTCCCGTCAGGACATTCCTGTCGGACCAAGAGTGTGCCTCATTGCACAAAGAACTATTAATCCGGTTCATGCAGACGGCACTCAATATGTTCAGGATCTTGACGTAGTTCAGGCTACTACAGAATCTGACATTATAACAGCATTTGGTGAGAACTCACCAATTCACAAAGGTTTTATTGAGCTCATTGCAGGTGGTGCAGAAAGAATTTATATCGTTCCACTCCCTGCTGCTACAGTATGGAATCATACCAATGGAACTATAACAGACGGCGCTGCAACACCAGTTAACATCTTTGATGCTGCTTTTGCAGCTGCTGAAGCATCACAGCCAGACATCATCATCCCTTGGGGTCGTGGTGGTCATCCTAACGACTGGCAGGGAACTGCTACTCCTAACGACGATGCAGCTTATGGTTTTTATGCAAATAACTCAACTGATCCAACAAAGAGCTGGGCAGTTAAAGTTGCAAATGCTGTTAAAGACATCGCAGAGAACTCACACCCATGCTTCGCCGTAATGGGAATCAAGCCCTGGAATCCATCCACATCTAACTACGAGTCAATGACTCCAAGTCAGACTGGAACGCATCTTGGAGCTGGTCCTGCTAATCTATTGTCAAGAGACAATGCAAACCTGTCAGAAGTTGGTCGTCACGTTGTTGTGATTGCAACAGAATTGAAGCCAGTTAATTATCCAGCAGCTTGGGGTTACACCAATGGGGCAACAACACTTGCTGCTGCAATAAGCAGAATGTCTTCATTCACCTCTCCCGTTAACAAGACAGCTTACAACGTATCTTCTATCAGGTACAATCCAACAAGATCACAACAGCTTACCCTTTCTAATCTTGGAGTAAACTGCTTAGCACTTAACTTCAATAAGGTTCCAACCTTCATCGAAGGTTTAACCTTGGCAGGTTCAAGCTCTGATTACACAAGAGTTTCTACAATGAGAATTGTAACAGAAGCTTCGTTGTTGATCAGACAAGTTTGTCAGAAGTTTATTGGTGAACCATCAACAATACAAACACGTAACTCGATGGAAACAGCAATTACTTCTGCCTTGCGCGGGATGCAACAGCTTGGAGCTCTTCTGGACAGTGACTTTGCAGTCTCTTACATTCCAGCAGAGAACAAAGCATTTATCGATCTCGTGATAACACCAGCATTTGAACTCAAGAACATTGAAGTTCAAGTAGCTATTAACCTATAAATAAACCATATATTTTTAATACCGAATTGGAGGGTATACTATGGCAGGCGAATACTATGACGGCCCAGTAAATAAGTACCTTAATACTTATACTACATTTTCTGGAGCTGATATTGTTGCCACCTTTGGTGGCGTTGAAATCGGTGCACTATCAGGAATTACTTTTTCTGTAACGAGAGAAAAGGCACCAATCTATACAATGGGTTCACCAAACCCAAGATCATTCTCAAGAGGCAAAAGAGGAATTGCAGGATCATTAATCTTTACTGTTTTTGATCGTCCAGCTCTTTACCAAATGCTTGAGGCACACCACGCAACTGATCAATCTATGAAGTTCTTTACCAGAAAGCACAATACGCTTCCTGGTGATCCAAACCACAAGAGAGGTATCTCTGAACTGAGCGATCAGGCAAGAGATATTGTTTCTCAGGTCCCATTCTATGCAGACCAGATTCCACCATTTGATATTACAATCACCTTCGTCAATGAATACGGTCAGGGTGCTGTAAGATCAATCTACGGTGTAGAACTTCTGAACGAAGGTTCAGGAGCTTCAATGGACGACATTGTAATCGAAGAAACGATGACATATGTTGCTAGAGAAATTGGTCCTATGTACAGAATTACTACAGATAACCTTGGTAAATTCAACACTGGTGATCTTAAGGATCTTATCAGTAGAGACACCGCTGGAGAGAGCGGTTTGAATACTCAAATTATCAGACCATAAAATAAACATAAATTAATCTTAGGGCGTGGAGGACTTGTTAATACAGGTCCTCTATGCTTTTTTATAGGCAGGTATAATGGAATCAAAGCAACAAAACTGGAAGTATGACCAGAGTTCAATAAGTTCATACAGAGCACAAAAAGGACTTCCAGATCCATTCTCTAACATGTCGTTCTCTGGAACTGACATTACAGCTACAATAGTTCTTCCTACTATAGATAGAGAGAAAGGAACAATAGGTGAAGCCGATGTTCTTGAGATGGCAGAGATACAAACCATCTCATATTCAATACATAGAGAGAATGCACCAATAAGAACATTGGGACACGTTAATCCCAGAGGATTTGTTAAAGGCGGAAGAACCATAGCGGGTTCATTAATATTTACTGTATTCAATGAATATGCTTTTTATAGAATTAAAGAGTTTAGACAAATGATGTCTGAGTCTGGACTGTTCTTTGCTCCCTTGGCGGACATGCTTCCTCCGTTTGACATAGTCTTATCATTTTTTAATGAATATGGTCTTGGGGCTAAAATGAAGCTATACGGAGTTACTATAGTAGACGAAGGTGGCACAATGTCTGTAGACGACCTTATTACGGAGCAGACTTACACTTTTATGGCTAGAGGAATTCAACCTCTAATATCCATAGAGAACGACCCAACGATGTTGTCAGAAGATGAAGCAGCTGTTTATTACGAGAGACAGAAAAACTTCTTTAGTCAAGATACTCTAAAGTCGTATACATCATTTATTGACAGAATACCAAAAATATAAGGATTACAATGGCAGTAGGTAATAGTCAGAATCAACCAGGAAGAAAAATGTATAGACCTTTTACGTCTTACGTTAGTCCTCAATTCTATAATCAAACGTTTGATGCTAAAGGTAATTTAAACACTTTAGACATTATAAATCCAAAAAGCTTTGATCCACTTAATGAAGATATTGACTTAAAGTGGGCAGGCAAAACAGACGATACAGCAAAGTTTAGTAATTATTATGACTATTATTTTTCTGGTGAAGACGTTAAAATATATATGGATGGGCTATTCGATGCCGGCGATGAACTTGACATTGCAAACTTTGCTTTTTTAATTAAGCAAGAGAAGCAGCCACTGTATGGTTTTTGGTCATATAACTATGATGTAATGATGACTGGAACCAGAATAATAAGTGGAGAATTTTCTGTGTATTCAAGGTATCCAGGAAGAATGAGAGACCTACTTTCTAAGGCTGCAGATGAAAGAGCAAAAGCTTTTGGAGAAGGAAAAGATTCAAAAAGAGTTCAATCAAAACTTTTAAGTGGAGCTGAGTCAGATCAAGATGAAAAGAATATACTAAAGTATTGGGCCAATGGAAACACAGGTGCTGGAAGTCTAGATAGACTATCTGGAGATCCAGGTAGTTCTGATACCAGAAACATATTTTCAGCACATCCACCTTTTAACTTTATTGTAAAATATGGAACACAAGAAGGTTCTGTTACTACAGTTGGCACTAACAAAGGCACCAATAATGAAGATAACTTTAGCATTCTAGATAGAATGATGGCTACTGATTATAATGAAAGACTAATCCAAAAGACTGCATCAAGCAGTATGGACATAGTGCTTCAGAGTATTCAGCTATTGAGTATGTCAACAGCTTATGCCCCAGGTGGACAGGCACTAATTGAAACTTACCAGTTTTTAGCTAGGGACATGTATGTGTCCGATGGTGGAATTAGAAAGCCAGTGTCTACAAGTCCGTCTGTAGCGTCTAGTGACTCAAGTGGAGCAAGAGCAACAAGTGCAACAACTGGCACAGCAGATCTAACTGCAGCAGAAATAACAGCAATAGCAGCAGGACTCAATATTACTGGATTTGGTACTCTTTAGTAAAAGTTGTGATATAATATTAATTATATATTTTAAAATAGGAGAAATGTAAAATGGCACAAGGTAGAAAAGTAACGGTTACTGGTTCGTCAGAAATGGCAAAAGAAGTAGGCGCAGATGAGATTTATTCAATCGTAGAAGAAGCTGCAGACGAGGGTGAACAAGACACCATCACGATTATCCCAGACATCGACGCAGAAGAGTTTGAGCCATCTTCTGTAGAAGATCTCCCTGACGATGAAGAGGTTTGGCCAGATGGGCCAACAGCTGGTCAGATCAAGGCTTGGAAGAAAGAGTATGGAGAAGTATACGTTACGTCCATAACCTATGACAAGCACGTTGCTTGGAGACCTCTTGGTAGACTAGAGTATAAGCAACTCGTAAAGAAGATGGAACAAATGGTTCAGTCTGGACAGCTTAGTTCTGCTGAGGCTAATCTTTGGAACGAAGAAGCTATAACAGAGTTGTGCGTACTTTTTCCAACCTCCGAAGTTGGAGATATGGTAAGAGAGATGGCAGGACTTCCGTCCCTTATTTCACAAGAAGTTCTTGAGGCTTCAGGCTTTGTTGCCTTAGAGGTAAGACAACTGTAATCATGGTAACACCAGATCTTCTATATGAAGTAAAAAAAATATATGGATCTGTTTTTCAAACTTACATTAAAGATCAGGAAGTTCTTTTTAGAGAACTAACTTTTGCGGAGTTTGATGAGGTAGCTCAATTTCAAAAAGATAAAGATTTTTCTTCAGCAGATGTAGAAGAATTAATTATTAAAAAATCTGTTGTGTATCCAGAAAACTTTGATGCAAACATATACCCAGCAGGCATAATATCCTACTTGGCTCAAGAGATATTAGAAGAATCTGGTTTTTCTTCAGCCAAAAAAGCTAAAAACATTCTTGATGAACAAAGGGCAAAAGCTTCTGAAGTAAGAAGTTTAATGAAGGCCTTTGTCTTGGCTACTATACATACATATAGACCAGAAGATCTTGATAATATGACATTTTCTAAACTAGCTGAAAATGTTGCAATGGCAGAAAAAATCATAGAGATAAAACAAAATATAAATGGCATGGAGTCAACAAATATATCTCTACAATTGATAGATCCACAAGAAGAAGTAGAAAAGCAAAAAGATCTTGCCAATAGATATAATTCATCAAGAAAAGATGGAGAAGCTAAATATGAAGACCCTGTAGCTAAGAAACTATGGGGAAGTTAGTAGGAGTAATCTTAAGTGATAAGAGACCGTGGACCAATATCAAGCATAGGGCATGGACTTACCTCTAGAGATCTTCCAATTCAAGAAGGTGAATCAGAAGGCCCAAGTCCCAATAGTGGGTTTGTAAGCAAAGCGCTTAACGGTCATCCCGTTATGCGTTTTTTTGCAACAACGGCAGCCTCTGTTGTTGCCATGAGTGTTGCAGGAAAGATGCTGAAGGGCCAAGGCCTAAAGTTAGCAAAAACTATCCAGAGTTCAGCTGAGCTTGGCAACATAGCATCCACCAGAGCTGTTGAGACTATCACTCAACTAAGAAGAGGGCTTGACGAGCTAGAGGGTCTATCGAGGTATGTAGATGATACCGTGGATCCATACTCAAAACTTGTTTTTGAACAAGACGGAAAGCTAACAACTGGACTAACAAGGACCATTGCAGATGGCGATGAAATCCTTGAAAATGGAACCTACATCACTGGAAGAGAAATCCAGCAGGCAGGCGGTGGAGCAACTAGAGAGCCAGCCTCCGTATGGTCTCTTAGGGATGACATACAACAAAGGTTAGTAAAGCAAGCAAGAAGGCTTCCATACGAATTGCCAGCACTTTACGTTGGTCAAAAAGCTGTTGTAGATCCAATCTTTGGACACAATCAGAACAAACGTAAAGTAAACTGGTACAACCCAGTAGATGTAATAGCAGACTTTGCAAAAGAGTCTGTCAAAAATGCTGCCTTCATAACAGGAGGATCTGCAATTGGTGGAGGAGTTCTTGCTAGAAGCAAGTTCTACATGAACGCACCTTATGCTAATAATCCTAATTTAGCATTAACCGCAAAGCAGATGAGAACTGCAGATAGATTTGCAGACTTAAGAACTGTTTTGCGAGAAGTTGGCCATGATGCTGGAGACTTAATAAATAAAGGTTCTAGATTTGCATCGAGTGCTTCTGGTGCATTTAACCTAGGTGTTGAAAACGCATCAGCAAATCAAGGCTCTCCTGTATTCGCAATGCAGCAGGCAAGAAAAGGCATGGCAGCCATGGGAGATTATCTGGAAACAGCTAATGCTCCAAGACTAAAAATAGCAACCCAAAAAGCTAAAGCACTTTTTCTTGGTTCAACAGTTGGAAGTGAAAGCTATCAGGGGTTAGTCGACACACTACCTTCCATGAGGGGCTTCACTCATGGCTTTAGAGCTTTTAATGAAGAATTCAAAATAATGAAACAAGGATACGATGTAGTATCTGGAGCTAAAAGTTTTGATGAAGCAGTAAATGCAATTAAGTTAGGCCCAAATAAGTCTGCTACATCAGCCCTAGAAAACGCAATCAATGTTGTTCAACGCCAACATAGAAGTAAATTCTCTGCTTTTGCAGATTCTGTTGGAGGGCTAAAGGGATCTGGTGGACCAGGTGGTTCTTCTATCGAAAGAAGTCAATTTGGCAGAGCTGTACAAGAGACAATATATAGAAGGCAAGTTGAAGACTATCTAAGAAATAATGGAACAAGTCCTGAAGCAGCTGCAAAATTTGCCAGAAAAATAAAAATACAACAACTTCCAAACACGCATAAAAAAATGGAAGTCTCAAATAGAATAGGCTTGGGACGTAAAAGGATAATAGCATCGAGTGATGAAGATTTTTATGATCAGATGGCTAAAAGATTCAGAAAGAGTAATGGCTTAGTAGGGGCTCCTGATTCTGATGTCATAAAAAGATCAATTGAACAAGCAGACAATTACCTTACAAGAAAAGAATTTCAAGACTCTTTTAAAACAAAAGTTCAAAGTCAATGGAATAAATTCTATAATGAAGACGTAGTTTCATATGGCAATACAATACTTAAACCACAGAAAGCTGTTTATCAAGATTTTGTTGGTCCACTAACTGGAGCTAAAGAAGACTTCCTTAGAAGAAGAGCAGCACAAGTTCTAGGAGTTCCATTAAAAAACGCAGATGGAAGATTAGCTAGTGGAAGAGTAATCAATGATGAATTATCTAAAAGAGGAATTGATAGCAACAACTTTGGTCAATTAAGAGCTTTCTTAATACGAAATAAACAAATGACTTCTCAGGCTAGTTCTGGTGGTTTAAACCTTTTTGGAATGAAACAACTTTTAGTTGATGAAGCCTTTGACAAGGGCATGTTTAATCACATGCAACCAGAGCAAAGAGATTTTGTTAGAGACTTAGCTGGAAGATTAAAGGTTGGAGATCCGGTATCTAAGTCAATTGGTTTTTCTAAGCTAGATGGTGTTTACCAAAATAAAAATGGTGAGATAGTAGACTTAACAAGAGTAAAGTCCATGGTTGGCGGTTTAGCTAACTTTTTTGGAACAGAATTTCATATACCTGTTGTAAAGTTTAATCCACTTCAAATGTTGGGAATTGGTGGCCCAGGTGGAATTAGTAAGTCTGCTCCTTTCCAAATAGCATCTGGTATGAGCTCTCAACCGTTTGGCGCACTAGAGACGCATGCAGCAGACGTATTTGTTTGGACCAAAGCTAAAAATGGAATCTTTGGCCCCAAAGGAACCTTGTCAAGTATTTCAACTGATCAAACAGGCATGGTTAGTTCTACAAAAATGCAGGGAATGTACAGGCCTATAAATGGTAGAGAAAGTAATATATTCTCTAGGGCAGCAGGATATGCAGCAGACAAAGGTGGAATTAGTACAGCGGAATTAGCAGCAGCAGAAGCTAATAGAAACTTAACCTTCTTAGAAAGATTTAAAAAATCTTTTGATATAGATGAAGAACAACCAAACTCTCTATTACGTTTAGCTGGAAGATTTAAAAATAGAAAACAAGATATAAGTAATCCAAACTTTTTTGTAAAACTTCTTCAACAAGACGAAGTTGCAATTGGTGGCAAGACAAGTGGAAAATCTATGTCCATGGTCAGGGAAGCTGACGGCACTTATAAAGTTGTTGACGCCAAAAATCCTGGAACTGAAATTTATAATCACAAACAAGTCCTAGAAGCATACGAAAGCTTTAGAAGAACTACCATGCAGTATGGCACCCCAAAGAGGGTAATGTCTGCAGTGCAAGGATTAATAAATGATACACCGATGCTTAATGGTCGTGCCTTTGACGTAGCAACTGCTACTGGTAAAGACCTTGCCGATTACGGACGTTTTATTACCGATATGCATCCAGAGCAACAAGCCCTAATAAGAGGCCAGGGTATTGATCCAACTGGGCTAACTAGGAGGGTCGGAAAAATAGCGGGATTGATTGATGACTCAACCGCTTCAGCAACTTCTTCTATGGCAGCTAAGTCACCGTCTATCGCAACAAGGCAAGATGAACTTAGGAATGAAATATATAAATATTTACTTGAAAGAAATGCTTATATAAAAAATCAGGGAGATCCATCAGCTGTTCTACAACTCATTGATCAAGCAGTACTTGACCTAAGGAAAAGGGGATTAATTTCTGCTGGGCAAGCAGCAGAAGCAAGAGCAGCTGGCTTATCTACGGTTCTTGAAACAGGAGGATACAAAACATTTAATCCTCAATTACACAGTGGTGTAAATGATGCTGCAGCACTTTCTGAAGCAATCAACATGGCAAGGGGGGCAAACAAATCTTCTTTTCAAAACTTAGCCTCACCTTTTACTGAGGGCACTACATCAATTATAGATACTACTGGTCTAAAGAAGACAACTTCTTTAATAAAGCCAATGTTGAAAAGAAATTTTGGAACAGCACCATACAAAATGGACCAAATGGCTGGAGATCCATTTGGTGGTAGCAATATAACATTTGTTCCTACAGCAGGAACTGTAATGAAAAATGTTGGAGTAAAAAGACTCCTGAAGAGTGCGTCAGGATTATCTACCTATTCTGATCCAGAAGCTTTTTCATTTTCTTCAATTCCTATCTCTCATGGTTTTGAAAGATTAAATAGATACTTTGGAACACTAGGTATGGGCCTAGATGCAAACAAGTACAAAGGTCCTTTAGATCTGTATGCAAGAGGAATGGTTGGAAAAAGGGTTCTTCCAATTGTTGCTGGTGGCACAGGACTTCTTGCTGCTGATAGAACTATTGGCGGATTTGTTAATGAAAAAGATCAAAACAATCAAAGAGTATATTCTCCATACTTTACTGGAAAAGCAGCAAAAGGCGTAGTAGAGGCACAAGCTGTAATTAGTGGAGCAATTCCTGGTGGACCAAGCTATGGAGAAAAAAGAGATCAACTACTAAAAGGTAATGTACCTATAAGACAAGGTAGATTCTGGCCACTTGGAACCACCCCATTTGAGGGTGGAAAGATAATGTACTATCGTCCATCTTGGTATAGAAAACTTCAAGGTGGAGCGATGTTTACATCAGACACCTATGGTTCTCCTGTTGAAAAGTTTATGTACGGAAATGACTTTTCTCCACTAAGGCCATTAAATCCATATAAGTTTGAAAAAGATCATTACACAGATAGACCATACCCTGTAACCGGAGAGTACTTCAGTGGACCGTGGGGGCCACTAACGCCACTGCTAAACGCCACTGCTGGAAAAGTATTAAAACCACAGCTAAAGATGCATGAACAGGAAGTTAACCAAGCTCTTTCTCAATACTCTCTAGCTGGACAATCAGGAGCCTATAACACTGCCGGAATAGCTATGATGTCTGGTGGGGGTCAGGCCATACAAGGAGGTGGAGGATTCTCTTATGGTCCAGGCGGAATGGGGACTGGTTCATATTCAGGTCAGGGTGGTAGTGGAGGCATAGGTGCTTACAACGCCGCTATGGGCTCTAGAGCAGGGTCTCTTGGCACTGCAAGGAACATGACAAGAAATAGTATCTCAGGTCAAAACGCAGCACTTGCAGGAGGAATACCGTATGGTCCAGCTCCAACTCCTGGAATGGTTTCTCCACAGGTAATTGCAGCAGGCACTCCGATATCTCATGGCAACATGAGTCTGCAAGCTGGTGAGCTAGGATACAAAGTTCAAGAAACCATGGGTATATATGGTTTTGGTTTTGGAGCAGCTAGAAAGTCTCTTGGTTTTGGTCAGCAAGATTTTTCTCCTCAAAGATCAACACTGCAATCGGCGTCTAAAGCTTATGGAACTACAAGGTCTTTCTGGGACCTTAACTTAGGTGGCTTAGGTGACGTTCCACTAGCAGCAGAAGGTGCCTTAGGTAATATTGAAGCATCTGAAATTGTTAGAAGATTTGTTCCAAAAGAAAGAACAGATGTTAATTATCTTAACCCTATTAGAAATAAAATGGCTGATCAATACCCATTTTTGCCGGGAGCAGATTACTTTGCAAACTTTCAACAAGGTGACCCATTCACTAAAGTCCAAGAAGGTGAACTAAGGCTTCCAGGTATTGGATACGAAAGATTAAACCCATATGCAAAAGGCTATGATCAATTAACTCAACTAAGCATACTGGGAGACGTAGCTCCGTACTCAAAAGAATTTAGACAGTTAAATCGAACAGTAGATATGACAGGCCTAGATGGGGCTCAAAGAGTAAGGCTTGAGGGAATAAGATCTCAAGTAGATGAGACTACAAAGAAGTATGATTTTTCAGAATATAAATTTAAATATTCTAGTCCAGAAGAAATGCAAATAAAAACAAGAGATCACACTTTAGGTAGGGTTGGCGAATACATCGCTCACAGAGATACTTTCTTTAACACAAAATTCATGCAGAAAAGAACAGCTCAAGAAGATTGGGAAAGAAGAAATGTTTATGGATCAACATTTCCTGAATGGCAAAACCCTGTAGAGAGTTTCATAAAGCCTATGTATTACAAGGCTACTCAAAGAAGCCCGCTTACTGCTGGAATTGGAATGAGCGTTGTTGGCAGCATGTTTGCAAAGACTGGAAGAGCAAAAGCATTTGCAAGTATCGTTGGAATGACAACAGGAGCTGCATTCTCAGCTTATGGAAATGCTAAAGAAGCGGTTACTGGAGAAAGGTTTATTCCAGAAGAACGCAAGAAGCAAATGGCCCTTGAAGAGTATACAGATATTTTAAGTTATGTTAAAAACACTTCTTTAGCTAGTCAAGCAAAAGAGTCTGGCGACATGGCATCTTCTGCTCAATTTAGCCAAGCAGCAAAAAGAACCATGTATGGAGCTGATATATTTGGGGCTTCTATAGATACTCTTTCTTTAGCAATACCAAAAAGAAAACGTGAACACTTTAAAGCAATGATTAATGCACCAGAAGAAGAAAGAGATAGAATACTTTCAACATCTGGCAGGCTTGAAAGAAGAATCTACCAAGCATCTTGGGGTAGAGAAGTAGAAGCAAGACCAGATCTTGAAGATTACTTTAGTAGACACGAACTTCCAAGTGCGAATTGGGAAGGCTGGCATCCAAATAATAATATGGAACATGTAAAGATAAAAATGGGCCAGTCTATGGGTATAGAGATGTCTCAAATGGGTTACTATCCTCAACAGGTAAAAGAATCTAATCTCACTAATCCAAGCTATCCAGTCTTTAACTCAAAACAAGACAATAGAAACACCGCTGCACAACTTCGTCAGTTGATGTCCCAAAATGGTATAAACGGAAGTGTTATGCCAGTCATGAATCAGTTTGGTTCTAATTCTGCTGATATATCTGGTGGTCTCATAAAAAGTTTAGTTTTTTAAGGTAAAGAAAAATGCAGATAAAATCAAATCTTGATATTTTTAATAGAGTAATTGGAAAACAATCTAGGATATCTGGACTTATAAGAGCTGAAGAAGATTCAAATGGAAGAATAATATTTAGATCTTTATTTGATAATTATGATTTTTCAAGCATAGAAAGTGCAGCAGGTCACGTAGAGGCATTAGGCATAAATGATCTTAGAGCTTTTGATTCATCTGGACAAGCTACCCTAGGAACAAGAAGAGGTCTTACTCAGGTAGCCGACGATGCAAGAACTATAAATGATAGATTAAGAAGTGCAAGCCCAGCAACAAGGCAGTTATTAGAAGACTTGGGTTTAAAGAATCTTTTAGACCCTGGCTCAGAAGTAAGCATGACATATGCACACTTTGATCACGGTGGAAAAGCTCAAAACCTTAAAAGTTTATTAACAAACAAGTTAGTAAAAGATGCTGGCATTCTTAATATAACAGATGATGGAATGACTGTTATTAATTATCGTGTAGGCGATACAACATTAAGTGCAGCACAAGCAAAAGAATTGCAATATGCACTTGGTGTTGGAAAGATCACGCCTTCTTTTACTAAAAGCGTTATGGCAGAAAGCGACGCTGGTTTCTCAAAACTTCCCAAAAGACTTCAAGGTCTTTTGTCAGCTAGAGATATATCCATTAGTGGTCCATCTTTAGCAGATTTACCTGCTAACACTTATATCTATGATGATGTAGAATTATTTTTTAAATCAATTTTTAATGCAGAAGATGTTTCTGGTCTTGACAGATACTTGATGTCTGCTGGCTTAGACATGACTGAAGGAGAAAGATTAAGACTCATGAACGCCGTAGGCGGCGATGCTAAAGGGGGAACTCAGCTTCTTGATAAGTATAAACAATCCCTCATAGACAAGCTAGAACAGATGTCTCCAAATCTTTCTAGGTCTAATGTTCTTACTGACCTTCAGTTAATGTATAGACGAAGTGGAGAAAATGTAGAAGGTCTTAAGTCTGAGTTAGATAGAATACTTAAAACAGGATCAGGAGCAACTGATGATGAAAGAGCTTTTGCATTAAGAATACAAGCAGCTATTGAGGGTGTAGAAAAAATGCGAGATGGAGAGTTCATAGGCACTACTAAGTTTGTTAATGCACAAAGAAAAGAATTAATTAGAGTAAAAGAAGGTCTAGTAAATATTCCAGGATTAAAAACAGAAGAAGATCTTTCAGAGATAAAAATGGTTCAAGATCAAATTGAAGGACTTGAGTCAATGCTTGAAAAAAAATTAGGAGGATCCAAAGCTAAAAGTACAATAGCTAGAATATTCTTTGGTGACGGCGGGCTAAAAGGGGAAATGGCAATAAGGGCTAATAATACGCTTCCATCAGAAGCTCGCAGATACGATTTGATTGCTGCCAAAAGTGCATTTAAAAAAGAAATTGGACACACTGAACCACTAGCACTTTTTAACGTAGCTAAAAAATCAAAAGGCATTGTATATACTGATCCATTAATGATAGCTTATGATCCAAAATATATGAATAGTCCAGAATTTAAAGAAGCTCTTGAACAAAATGTTAACAAACAAATTTCTGCAATTCAAGATTTTCAGAGGACTGGCGTTCTTCCAGAAGAAGCTAAAAAAGCTATTTTTGGAGCAATAGATCAAGAGTTGAGCATTGGCCTTTCGGAAGATGCGCCAGTAAAAAGACTAGGGGTAAAATTAAGTGATTTAACAACAGGAGCTAGAGCTAATGTTTTAAGGAATAGACAGGAAGCAGAAGCAATCAGTCAACTAATGAAATCTGGCGTAGACCCAAGGGAAATCCCTGCATTGATCAGAAGAATTACTGACTATTTTTCAACGCAAGCTTATAGGATGAAGGGAGATAGAGTTGATCTCGCAATGCCTGATGCAATGGCTGTAAACTTAAGAACATATGAATCTTCTCTTGCTTCAGGAAAAAATGTTTCTACACACGAAAAAGTAATGGTTAACATATCTCAGGATATAGCAGACTCTATGGGGTTAAGCTCAAACGTTGAAGAAGTAAGATTTGTCCAATTTCAACTTGAAGGAAAAAGAATGCTCCTAAGTGGACCAAATGCAGAACTGTATCATCATGCATTGGGTACGTTTGACTTAGACGACTCAGGAGTTCCCATCATGACAACATTTAAAGATGCTCGTGGTAATGACAGAATGGCTTTTATGACATATCGTCAGCCGACAGGTGCTCAAGAAAAAATATTTATGCAAGCAGATCTTACACATAATCAAACTTTAAAAACAATACTAGAAAAATCTTCTGGCGATTTTCAATCATTAATAAATGATCCATCAGCAATATACTCTTTATCAGCAAAAGAAAGACAAGTTTTATCAGAAGTTCAAAAAGTTTTAGATGGAGATAAAGGAATAAATTTAAGAAATTCAGGATATTCTTCAGCTGATGTTGAAAAAGTTTTAATTAAATTAAGAAAGACTCATGGACAGAATCATGGTTTTACAACGCTGATGCCGATACTTCAGTCAGATTTAGATGAAATGGCTGCCACAAAGTCGTCATCAGCGTTAGGCATTGATAAGGTTATGGACCATCTGCGAACTGGTGGAATTACTCATGGAGAATTTATGGAAAGCTTTGGAGTAAAACCAAACGCTGCACCAATGTATAGCAGAGGTAATTTCCAAAACCTTATTACAAAAGAAGCAGACAGAATAGCTAATCCCCGACTTGCTGAAATATATAATGAATCAATGGCTGATCAACCAGGGTATACACCTAAAGCAACAAGAACTGAGATAAAAGCTTTTGCAGAGAGTCAAGGACAAGACTCTGTTGCATATGTAAGAATGAGAGCTGCTCTTGATTTGTTATCGGATGAAATGAAAAAATCAGCAATTCCAAATGTTGAAGACACGTTAGGTTTATACATAAACAGGCAGGCTACGGCAGTGGCAATGTCTCATCAAGTTGATGATATTTTAGCAAATCAATTAGCTGGAGAAATGATAGATGTTACTTTTTCAGATGGAATAACTAGAACAGTATCTTTATCTGATTATGTAAAAATGAAATATTCTTCAGCACTCATTCCTCCTTCAGAGGTTGTTGACCTTAGTAAGGGATTACTGACAGTTGAGGAATTAAACCCTGACCAAATGATGAAGAGAATGATTGCTTTAGACGTTAGAGATGCTGCGCAAAGGCAATTTGCCGCAGGAATGCAGTCTTCAATAGCTGATGGAGTTGTAATCAACGAAGAGGCAGCACAAAAAGTTTTAAACGATCTAACTTCAAGACTTGGTATAAGTGGTGAAATTAAAATAGGCGCAGCAGGAGAACATGCACTTGATCAAACAAACAAGAGTGTTGGATTCATAAGAGCAAGACAAATAGCAAAACAAATAAGAGAAACTGGAGTAGTTGATGAAGGTTCTTTAGCCGGATATGACCCATCACTTATTAGCGATAATCCTTATGGAAGAATAAAAGGAAAAGATTCAGAAAGAATTATTAAAGATTTTATAGAAGAAATGGAACAAGGTAAAGTTGGATTAACAGATTCAGCAGAAATTTCTGCTATAGATAACGCTGTAAAAGAATTAAGAGATATGACTAGCGAACAAGCTTTAGAAAAAGTAAAGCTTAAAGAAGGAACTGTGGCACATAAGGCATATTCTGGCACTGCAGCAATGCATGATATGGCAGTAAGGCTTAAAGATGAATATGAAGGAGCTAGTGCATTAGCAAAAAAAAGAGCAAGACTAGCAACTGATAAGTTTGCCCCAACTCCAAAAGCGCAATACATGGATTCTGTTAATCAACTTATTGATTCGCAAATAGATAGGTTAGAAAATATAAGCCAGTACGGACGCTCAAGTACGCTTGGTGAGTCAGATAAAGCAATTAGAGCTTTTCAAACGATGAAGGTAAATGCAAGTTTTTATGAAGGAATGTCTGCAATAGCTTTAGAAACACCTGGTGCTAACCTGTTAGACATTACCGATACGTTAGAAGCGGGATTGACTTCACGCTACGGAAGAACAGTAGCAGGGTCTATCTTGAACGCAGAAACCCCAATAGAAGGCAGGGAAGGAGTAATGAGTGACATGCTAATGAAATCTAAACAAAGAAGAATTAGCAATTATAATCTGCGAACCGCCGATCAAGATGCTGCTGAAGCTGTTCAGCAAAGGTTCAATGCAATCACTGGAAGAACAAATCTTTCCTTAGCAGAAGTTACAAGAGATCAAGCACAGCAGTATTTAGATTCTGTCCAATCTTTAACCGATAGCGAAAAACATATTGGAATGGGATATGATCAAGATGTCTTTGATTTTATGTCCTATAAAACATCTTCAACTGGTGATTTTATTGAAGCTAAAGGAGACGCCTTTGAAGCTTTTAAATACTTTGATGCTCAAAAAAACTTAGGCACTTTAGCAGATGAATTTGCAACAGGAGCAATGGACGACCTACTTATGCCAGCTAGCGACATAGCTGATTCAACTAGAAGAATAGTAGCTGCTGATCCATCATCAATAAATATGGGTTCCTCTGCATCAAAGGGGGCTTACACTAGAGTCCAAGACTTTATGGATAGCCCAGCTTTAAAACAAGTATTTGAAAACCCAACTATAAGAAGAGGAGCAATGGGCTTAGCAGCTCTTGCCGTCTTTGGCTTTGTCTATTCAGCCAGAAAAGATAGAACATCTGACGAGATGTCAGGCCCACCTCTCCTTCCTGGAGGCAGTGCTTATGAATCTGATATGCCAAAGTATATTCCTTCTTTGTCTAATTTAAAATATTTAAATCCAGTTGTTGCCGGAATGCAATATAAGATTAATGTCAATGGATCGCAAAAAGATATAGAAAAAATGCAATCCCTTACTGAGGGTGTTGTTGATGGCCCAGTTAACAGTACTATGTATAATAGTCTTCCTCGATTAGGCAGTGATCCTTATCAGAATGTGGCTTCAAGGTTTTAAAGTATAGTTATGATATTTGGTGCAAACAATCAAAACAAGACTCTAGCCAATTCGGCTAAAGACAGACCGCCATCAGCTGCTAAAACAATAACTGGAAACAAAATGGCTGCAAGGATTGCAACCAGTAAACAGTCTTCTACTGCTTCAGCAGCAGCAGGACAAGATCAAGTAGTTAGTGGTACATCTTCAGAAGTAAAATCAGCTCCTTCAGACTTAGTGATGGGTTCCAGTGAAGGGCTAATGCACGCTCCTTCAACTATGCTTCAACCAAATGGAGTTGGTTATGCTAATCAAGCTATTCAAACAGCTAGGTTTAAACCAAAAGAAACATTCCAAGGAGTTAATACTAAGAATAGCTTTACTGGCTTTAAAAAAGGTGGTAATATACAAAGGTATGGTTCTATAACTGCTATGAATAGTTCCGCTTATAAAATGAATTCAAAATTAGAAGTAGAGAAATTGTTAAAGTAATTATGGCTGAAACACCTCCAACAACTCAGGATACTCAAGATAACTCTCCATTAGTTCCTTTTAATATTTATTTGGCTCAGGTAACAAACCAATTTAACCCATCAGAAAACACATCTACAACTCATTTGTTTGATGAGTTCATCAATTCATTTAATGAATCCTATGCTAAAGCGTTGTCTTCATCCTATAGCAGTGCAAATGGAATAAGTGGAGTAACAATTTATGACCTATTTAAATCCACACAAAGTGCTGTAGGCCTTGATATTAAATACAGAGCAAACGTACTAGAACAAATAAAGAACTCTGGTCTTCTTCGGGCTTATTGAAGAAATCGGTGGAATGAGGGAATTCTCTCGTAAAAAATTTACATCAAGAGACACCCTCAGGGGAACGTCAAAACAGTTTAATGATCCAACTAGAGATACCGCATGGTTGACTAAACTAATGGAAGTAAAAAACTTCTTCCAAAAAGACCCAATCTCACTTGCTGTAATATACAGATCTTTCCCAAACCTTGCTAACCTATTCATAACAGCACTAGCTGCAACCGCAGACTATAACCATACTGAGGTTGATGCACTAAACAATCAAACTCTCATACTAAAAGAGATGTTTGATAGCTTTGGGAAGAACGAAGACGGAACTGCAGCATTCCAGGCATCTTGGGCAATGCAGAATTTTATGACTGGAATTAATCTAGAAAAAGCTATTAAAAAAATAGGCTTACCTTCAGGGACTCCTCCTGCTACCCCTGATGTGTTCCATTTAAGATTGGGTGGTGCAAATTTTTATGTTCCACCAGTTTCAATATCAGTTAATACAGCTTTTAAAACAGGCAGTTTAACAGGTGGTTCAATTAGACAAAAGTCTTCTCCAAAATTTAATTCTGGCTATAGAGAAACTACAATCAACTTAAAGTTATACTTCCCTAACTATGAAGAAATATGGGGAATGTCTATTGACGATGCGTCTAAAATTGTATTGAATTCTGATTTTAAGTTAGACTTTAGTACTACTGGAGATGAAACAAAGATTGATAAATTTCTTTCTTCATTAAGAGGCCTTGTCGCAGCATTTAAATATGCTCCAATTCTTCCTATAAAGAATCATTATTTGAATTCAGTTCATGGCATAACTGGCGTAGCACTATCTTCAATGAATGTTTCTACAGTTCCAGACTACCCATTTGCACTTGTGGTTGATTTAGAGCTATTAAATTTTAATCACAAACCATTCCTTCCTATGATTAAAGATTTTAATCAAGCAGTTAAATGGGGTCACTTCAGGCAGTACATGGGCAAGGCTGCCGGGGCAATGTACAGCTACATCAGTGAAGAATTTATCTTACAAAGTGACGTAGATGAAGCAGCAGCTAAAGATGCTACTACAGCTAATGGCAGTAAGTTAGCTACCGTAGATGGTCAATACACTTCTCAACCAACTGCAGAAGCTGCTATAGATGCAAAAGAAGCGGCTCGAATAAAAGAATTAGAAGATAGCACAACTTTAACAACTAACATATATAAAACATGGCAAGATGGAAAAAATTTAACTTTATATGTACCAGCAAAGATACAAAGCAAAATTTACACACCTGACGAAAGTACATTCAGAACACCAGAAGAGGCTGCTAGAACAGACGTTGGAACTAGTTTTTGGGAAGGAATACTAAAGGGCATAGGGTTAGACGTAAATGAATCATCTGGTTATCACAGGACTTTAGAGTCTGTTTTAGAAACTTCAAAAACCACATCTATTTTACCAGCTAAGAAAAAAAGAATTAAAACAATTGTTGATATTGCTATTGCAGGAACATCTTCTACTAACATTAAAGACAAAGTTTATATATCATTGGCTTTAGAATTTATAGCTGAACAAAACATTTCTGATAAAGATCAAATCAAATATTTAAAAAATCCAAAACCATCTTGGGAATTAGAGCTTCCAACATCTGGTGATCCAGAAAAAGCAGCTATTATTCTTGCTGGTAAAAACGCCTTATATACGGCAACTCAGACTGCAAAAGGACTCTTGCAACATTCTATTGAAGAAGATGCAGATAAATTAGCTAGATTAAATAAGGTAGTTTTTACTGACGAAAATAAAAGAACTAATGAAGAGTGGTTAAGATATAAAAAAGAAATAGAAGGATCTTTGGTCGATCAATTTAATCTTTCTTTGTATGAAAGATTCTTTGGCAATTCAGATATCATTTCTCTTTTAGAAGCAGCAAGAAACAGGTCAGGATCATTCTCGTTTAAAGAATGGGACATCCCAATGCTCCAAGTTGACTTAGATGAAAAGTCAGTCATAGTTAATGCTGTTAATGTTACTCTTGGAAATAATTTAGCAAAAATGCAACTGCAAATGCAGGACGAGCCTACATATCAACATATAGGTGGAAGAGACTCATACATAAATATATCAATGACTGTATTTGGAGAAAAGGAATTAACCAAGCTTAAAAAAACTTTTGATTTCATTAGCGGACTAGCTAGACTAGAACATGCAGCTGGAGTTATAGGATTTTTAGGTATTAAAAACATAGTGACAGCATTATGCGGGATTAAATACGCAATGCCACTTTCTTACAATGTAGATACAATTCCTAATTTTCCTCATGTTTATAGCGTTCAATTAAGTTTGGTTGACTTTGACGTTTATCAGCAAAAACGTGAGCACATATCTTCTGATCAACAAAGAAAATTTATAGAAGATTTTAAATCAAAACGAAATCCATTCCTTCGCTTAAAGCAAAATTGGTCAGTATTTAATGGTTACCCAGATATGCCATTGCAGGTTAAAGATGAGGCTGGAAATGTTGTTGGATGTTTGGATCCAGATTTCTATTTTAGATCTTTTGAAATGTTTGATAATGATGTCATTAACAGCATTGTGGATTCAAATTCTTATGCACTTCCGATATTAAGCACATCAGAAAGTAATAAGTTAACTGAAGAACAAAAAGCTTGGGCAAGTAAAGTAAAAGAAAAGCTTATAGAAAATAATGGCTCGCTTGAAGAAGTAAAGAAATACTTAATTAACGAGAACAATTTAAAACCAGAAGTTGCAATACAGGTTTTTAGATGGGCAATATTTGATCAAGAAAATGATACTAAACTAGAACAGGATAATCTAAATAATAGTGGAAACCTTTCTAATAAATATCCAACTTTATGGAAAGATTTTATATCAGAAATAGCAGACGAACTTGAAGAGTATAAATTTGAAGATCTTAAATTTGACACAAAGTATGGTCAAGTAAGAATTGGAGACTTAGTATCGGGTTCCAAAGAGCAGATGGACACATTCACTGCGCTTGTTGCTAGCTCTGAGTTCAACTTAAAAGAAAATAAATTACCATATTTTAATCCAGATGACGCAAACTTTTTTGGCATTGTTCAGTATATACCAGCAGCAGATAGTGCAGCATTAGATAAGATACCTGCAATATATCAAACACCTGATGGTGGTTTCATTCTTGGTTATGTAAATGAAAAAGATGGAAATTTTTATATAGCTTCTGATAGTTTAAATATGACCAAAGATTCTTCGGGAAACTTTAAGGTTAATGGAGTAAACAAGGGTGTTGTTTCTGACACCTCTGTTCCAAACAGGGATGTTCAGGATGTACATACGGGCGTAACGGGAATGTCTAGCTTAGATCAATATCAGAACGCAATGAGTGCTGGTGAAACAGATAAAATAGAATCCATTAGCACAAATGGTACCTATAAGGGAGCTGGAAAACATTGGCAAAAAATGATGATGGACACTCAATATAGAGATATCTCTGGCAGAATGCTTAGAGCATTTCCAACATATATGCTGTGGCTAATTGATGAGGGTGGATACTCTTATGGGATGAAGTTGTTTGATAACTTTTATGGCCTACAATCTATAGTTGATTTTTCTATTGTTCAATCTGAAGACATACTTGGAGACACACTTCTTCTTAGACTTTCTAACGCCTATTCAAAACTTACAAAACCAGAATTAACACTAACAGAAATAGTTAACAATGCATCTTCTGGTACGGCAACAGATATACCAGAGGGAACAGCCACTGTAGTAGACAGCCTATTGAACACAGCAAGAAATTTATCAAATCATTTTGAAACTAAATATGTAACAGAAATTGAAAACATTAGATTAAAGCCAGGAGTAAGAGTCCACCTTAGAGGTGGTTATGGGTCTAATCCAAACTCTCTCCAGACTTTATTTAATGGAGTTATAACCACCGTTGCGCAGGGAGAAATAGTAACAGTTACAGCTCAATCCGATGCAATAGAACTTAGCCCTATAATAAACTCTACAAATAAAAAAGGTGATAGTGGAAAAATAGATGGAGGAGTTAATACTGGATTTTGGTTATCAGAGCCAAGAGACTTAATGATTAGACTTTTATCTATGGGCTCATCTAGAGTTAGGGAAGGTTTTGCGTTAGCAACAAGAGGAACTGTTTTTTCTGAAAACAAATTTGGCATAAGACACTTTGGTTCTATTCTATATGAGCCATTGACCAAAAGAGAAGAAGCTCAGGCGCAGAACTACAGAGATGCAGTAGTTAACGGATTAAATTCTGTAGCTAAAAACCCAGTTACTGGAACGTGGAATCAAATAGCTGGAGCAGGAATGAATGCCTTAACGGGTGGTGGAGTTGCAGCAGGTTTAGATAGAGCTCCAGTCTGGGGGGCAATGAGTGCCCTTTGGGCTAACTTTAGTACTCAAAGAGATCTTGAAATATTTAAAAGAAATATATATCCAGGAAACGGTATCGGCATTGGTCAGTTTATGGGTGGAGACATTGATGACGGTTGGGCTTCTATCGCTTCAGTTGACGTAGATAAGATGAAAGAAGATACTTACCTAGATAGATTAACAGACAGCTCATGGGCAAGGCTTGTAGAACAAGCAAATGACGAAGATAATAATGATGCATCTAATACTTTATCCTCATTAACTATAGGAAATAAAATAGTTGACTCCTCTCATTCCACAGGAGCAACACAACTTTTAAGTGGAGCAATTGCAATAGGTGCTACAGCAGCTGTTGCAACATTATTGCCAGGAGTTGGATTGGTTGCTGGAACTGTAGCTGCTGGAACTGCAGGAGCAACAGCATCAAGTTTGACTAAGGTTTTTGCAGGAAGGGGAATGACAAATATATTTGCAACAATGGGACTTGTATCAACTACGGATGACGATCTCTATGATGAAGTTTCATTTAGGGCTCAAACTTATATGAGATCAGTGTGGGACATGTTCCAACTTTGTGCAAGACTATTGCCAAACTACATAGTTGCTGTTAGGCCATTTGAAGATAGATCTACAGTTTTCTACGGAAAACCTCACTGGCTTTATACTTCTGGTGTCGTTCCAATCTCTACTGGATTTGCAATAACTTCTTCTGAAAATAAAAATTCTGATTCACCTTCATACGTTTTGCCTGACAGTGAACTATCAAAAATAATGGATAAAATTAATAAAGAAACTAATTCTGTTGCAGATTCAAGCGCATTTAAAAGCCTGCAAGAATCAACTGTTGCAGGCTCAATTGCTAAAGCAGCAAACGATTCATTAAGTTTTTCTAACCTTTACAAAGCGGGTCAAGGGTTAAGAGGAAAAATAATTAATTTTGCAGATCAAAATAGAAATAAATATTATGATAAAGGTGAAGTAAAAGCAATACTTCCAGTAAATAAAGGAAAAGCTCAAGTTGGATTTCACTTGCCATTTGGAGCTAAAGACGTAACAAATATGACAGTACAGGAAGAGCATGTACAAATACCTAATCTTCCTTTAAGGTTTACCTATCCGTTTTTTACTAACAGAAGTTCAGGAGCTTTACCTTCACTTGACTTTGATAAAATACTATCTAATACAACTAAGTATGAAGATTTTGAAGAAAAAATTCACAACGTAGTTGAGTTAGCTAGATTAGAAAAACAAATTATTAGTTCTAAAGATGGAAAAACAAAACTTGTCTCAAAAGGTCAAAACGAAGAGTATGTTTTAAATGAAAACTTTAGTTTTGCAAGCGCTATATCTTTAGTTAATGACAGTCCTCAACTAGCAGGCACGGCTGCTTATGATCCATCTGGGTTAAACGTAAAGTTTTCTGGACTTGTAGCATCTTCGATTATAGAAATGCCACTTCCAATAGTTCATACGGGTGGAGATTTTGACCTAACAGTAGTTAATGGAAAATATGAGTTTCAAGAAGATAAAAAAGATTTGTTTGCTGCTCCAGATAATGCATACAATAGGCAATTAGAGTATCCAGAACTAAAATTAGATTTCACGGAATGGGGAATGCCAGTAACAGCAGAAGATGAACAATTCTATATAGCCATGAGATGGCCATACGACATTATGGCAGATAGAACTGGCGATAAGTTCAAAGGCATTTCTGATGACACAAAAAATAAAGCAGTTAAAAATTTTAAAAATGATTATGGTTTAAACTCTTTTGAGTTGACCGGAAGCGTAGTTGATTATAAAAAAAGAAAAGTTCTTGTATATAATCCAGCTTTACAAAAAGCAGTTGTGTGCAGGCCTGCTTATTTCTTATGGGGAGAAACAGATCCTGATGGTGGAGGAAAAATAGAAGCAATTGTTTCTCCTGATGCAGCATTCTATCTTGGAATGCTAATTAATAAAGATGGAGAAATAAACGGTTTACAAGAAAATTATCCAGAAGACTGGAGAAGTTCAGACAATAGTCAAGATTCAGCTATACATGAAGAAAATTCATGGAAAGCTATATCAATGGCAGAAACTAGTCTTCCTGAATTAATGTATACATTTGTTGAAGACGAGACCGATTTAGGCGTGGTTACAAGTACCTTTAATCCTGCTAATAAGTTCTTTAAGGATCAAGCAACTGCAACTGCAGGAACTTCAGAAGAGTTTGTTGTTGGTTTTGGAAACTTTGCAGTAAATGAAAAATATACTGAAGCAGATAAAATATCACCCAATGCCTCAGTTATTCCTTATACTTTTGTTCAAAATCCTTTTGTTCTAAAAGGACCAATGGCTAAATTCACTGGAATAAAAACAGAATATACATATGATGTTTCTGACACTATTAAGATTTTGAGTAAACAAGAATATCAAGATACCCTAGTTGCTGGGGGAAACTATTCAGATTATTTTAGTACTGTAAAAAGCTCTAATGCAGAAGATCTCAAGATGCTTAATGAAGATAAGCTGTATGACCAAAGAGAGAATGCAGATTTACTAAAGTCGGTGTATGATCCTATTGATCCTATTTCTGTAATAGCAAGAGGTTTTTATGATGAAACTTTTGACGGACAGGTAAAAGTAATAGCTGGCAATGGAAGAAACTTAAAGCAAGCAGAAGATATTTGGGATCAATTTAGATGGGGATATCATACTTATGGCTCTGTTAAATCTATTTTTGCTGAAATGTATTCTATGGATCCCGAAGATGACACAGAAGGAAATCCTCTTATTGCAATTTTT